CAAGCCTATCATTGGAGCAGCACCAGTCCAACTACCATCAGCACCTGAACAATGACATCCCATATGCCCCATTTTCATACCAGTGCTTCCGCTTATTCCAAAATCAGCACCAAATGAGCTGCAGATATTACAGTTAGCACATCCAGATCCCATTTCTCTACGCCCCCAAGCGTCACCATTACACATCCAACCACCGCAACCACCTGTGACACAGAAATTACTTAAATTATGCCCATTTACATATGATCTACAGCCCATACCTGCACCGCAGGTATGGCTTTTCCAACAAGGCCAACTGCCTCCTGCACAAATAGTGTACTGGCATCCAGGTGCTGTTGCTATTGTTTTAATTGCATAATTACCACCAGCACCTCCGACGCTAAAACTACAGCAATTGCAACAGGTGTGTCCTGCTCCGCCACCTCCACCTGACCAAATTTCAAAAGTTACACGACTTGTTTTAGCTGGAACAGTCCATAAACAGCATTTTCCATTTGCTTGCTCTACGCAGCTACCAGCATCTGAACAATTTCTACAACAAAATCCCCTTGGATTGAAAATATAAAAAACTGTAGGTTTTGGTTTAGCGCCAGTAGCTATAGCGTTTGATGAAATAATATTATCATTTAAATTTTCAGTTGCTATTTTTTTATAACTAGTATATGATGCCATTTTAGAACCTTTATTAATAATAACTTATTTTAACCATACCAGAACCGCCTTGACCTGACCCACCAGCACAGCATTTTGCCCAGTTACCACAATAGCTAGATGTTCCAGATGCACCGCCTCCTGCTGGCCAATTTACATAGCAACCGCAAGAACACCATGCTTCTGTTGTTGACACAGCTTGCATCATTCCCACGAAGGGTGCGGTTCCAGTAAAACTTGTAGTTCCGTTACAACGACACATAGTTTGGCCAACTCTAAAACCTACTGTTCCGTTTATTCCAAAATCAGCACCAAATGAGCTGCAGATATTACAGTTACCACAACCACTCCAATGATGTCGTGGTCCCCATGCGTCTCCATTACACATCCATCCACCGCAACCACCCATGACACAGAAATTACTTAGATTATGTCCAGTTACATACGACCTACAGCCCATACCTGCACCGCAGGTATGGCTTTTACTACAAGGCCAACTGCCTCCTGCACATACAGTATACTGGCATCCAGGTACTGTTGCTATCGTTTTAATTGCATAATTACCACCGGCACCTCCAATGCTAAAACTACAGCAATTGCAACAGGTGTGTCCTGCTCCGCCACCTCCACCTGACCAAATTTCAAAAGTTACACATGAGGTATATGCTGGTACAGTCCATAAACAGCATCTGCCATTTGCTTGTTCAGTGCATCCGCCAGCATTTGCACAATTCTGACAAGCTAAACCGCGGTTATTATATACCCATAAAATATTTGATTGTTTACCTGCACCTAATTCTAGTTTTTCTGTAGTTACAGAATCATTTAAGAATTGATCACTTGCAATTTTTTTATAACTACCGTAATTTGCCATAATTTATTCCATTATACAGTGATAATTCTCCAACCGTAAGTATCATTACTATAAACAATGTCAAATGCTGCATTTACAGTATTTACTTGCATGTCTTCATTATCTCCCATTATAACTTCTCCGTTACGTACTAAAACTAAAGGATTAGTATCAAAAGTACCAGCAAGATCAAAAAATCTTATAGTGTCTCCCATTGTAGGATCTAACGGAAGCGTTGCTGCAATAAATCCTGCTGATGTATCTACAAAATATGCTTGCCAAGATTCTGCAGTAAATCCACCTACCTTAACAGAATAAAGGTATTTAACGCTTTCCCATCTTAAATTTGCAGAACCATCAGTAACTATTGCTTGCGTGTCTGTACCATCTTCCGGCGGTAAAATATATGTTGTATTTTGTGCAGTCTCACTTGGTTGGAATGCTGTAAAACCGCCACTTGTTGCATTAAATTTTAATGGCAAATTATCATTGATATTAAATTCAGCTACTGATGACACAGTCCCTGCCGCATCGCCTACTACTAATCCAAGTGAGGTAAACTCAATTTTAGCTGGAGAATCTGGAACGCTCATTATCCTTTGCGACATATGAACTAGTGAGTCGTTAATAGGATATTTTCCAACTGTAATTCTTCTCATTAATCTTCCTTTTTATAGCGTTGTTGTCTCTATTCCATAAACAATAGCTGTAACATTTGCTGCATCTGCTCTAACAATAATTTGTTTGTCTGCATTAACTACAATTCCTGTTCTTTCTATGCTACCTGATGGTAATAATTCTACATTAAATTCTAAGTATTCAGCAGTCGTAGGACTTGCTGTATCTGAAATTGCAATGTTACAAAACACACTTGCAGATCCTCTATTACATAAGTTTACAGTTATAACTGAAAATGTTGTTTCTGGAACAACATATAATGATGTGTCTACACCTGCAGTTAACTCTGCGTTTCCTAAAATTCCTGTTGCCATTAATATTTCTCCAATGTATTTATCTTAAAAAGTAATTGAGTGCTAGTGGTATACCTGTTACACCTCCAAGGAAGTTTGCAGTTGCGTTAAATTGTATACTTGCACCAGTTACTGTTGAAATTAAATTTGTACTTATAAATATGTCACCTGCAGTTAACGAGTTAACATTAAGTGAAGCACCACCGCCACCAATTTGAGCTTCAATATAAGCTTTTATTGCTCTTTGCGTTGGTATCACTGAATCACTATCTGCAGTCATAAACGGATCTGTTGAAAATTCGCTTACTGTCGCAGAACTTCCGCCAAGAGTCACTTCACCTAAACTTAATTCTTGTAATCCTGCAATATTAAATGCGTCTGCATTTAGAGTAGCAATACCTGTTGATTGTTCTACGTTAAATAGATTACCTACCCTAAAGTTTCCATCTTGATCAGTGGCAGTAAAAAATACTCTACCGCCAGCAGATTCAACAGTTTCGTATGGTTGGTATGGATCTTGGAACGGCACTCCTGGATAATTTGTAGATTTAAAATTACCAGTTCCTATATCTAAGAAATCGTGTCCTGTTAGACGTACTTGTGAATATCTTATTCTCATATTCAAAGCAGTTTTATCCGGAGGAACATTAATGCTAGGCATCTCTGGTGATAAATTTAAGAATCCAGTATAACCTCCATCATTTGCTCCTAAGAATGTAACAACATTTACTAATTTAAACACATCATTTGGTAAATGATCAAAAACTACGTTTGAACCTGCAACTGGTACATCGGACATTCTTCTAACAGCAACAAAAATTCCACTTTGATCAAATTCTGCATATCCATTTGATTCAGTTGCGCTGATATTTCCACTAGCTGCTTCATACCCTATACCTCTGTTTGTAAATGTTGGATTAGCTAAAACTCCGCTACCTGTTTTAACGGTATAAGTTACGTCATAGATATTGTTAGGATCTGTTAATGTTAGAGTAGGTACGCTTGTGTATCCACTTCCAGGTTCTACTATTCTTATTTCGAATATTTTTTCATTTGCAATACTAGGGCGAGCAAATGCTTGCATGCCTAATGTCATCCTAACTACATGAGTCTGTACATCTGATCCTTTTAATATCCAAACTGGCTCTAAATCTGGATTACCAAAACCTAATGCATTGTATCCATTATTGCCTGCTTGTGCAACAACTGAACGTAATTCCCAATTTGCACAATCTATAGAAGTTCTAATATTTTCACCTTGCAAGTTATCTATTACAACAAATTGTCCTTGTGCATATTTTATGTCTTTAGAAACTCCTAAGGTAGAACCATCTGCTGGTAAATCTACGAGCGTCCAACTTTCTCCTCTATCTAATGAATAAATTACATCATTTTGATCTTGCGACACAACTGCAAATCTATTTGCTCCAAATGTAATAGCACTCCAATTCCTTACAATTGGCGTTAATAATTCATCTGTAAGTAAGACTTTTGTCCATAAAGATGGATTTTGATATTCTGCATATGCAATTGTATTACTATCGTCTAAAGCGACTACTAGGCGATTTGCTCCAAATGTGATTCCTACCCAACCGATCTGATCAGGCAAAGCGTCAGCATATTGGGTCCAAGTATTACCTTCGTCGTCTGAGACTAAAACATCTCTTGATCCTTTAAACATTAAGTAAAACTTGCCTTGACCGTATGTAATGTATGGTTCGCTATCGTAAGCATTTGGTAAAGCTACAGCACCCCAATTAACATTATCATATGATTGAAAAACTTGATTTTGAGATGTACTTTGGGTTACAATAATCGTAGAACTTACTGCAATATCGCTAGATCCGTCATATAATATCGCATTAGCAATTTTTGCCGGTCCTGATTGTCCACTTCCTCCAATGGATAAATTTGTCCATGTTGTACCGTCTGTGCTTTTTTCTATGCTTGTGCTTGTGTCACCAACTGCTATAAAGTCTCCGCTGCAACCAAACCCTTCTTGATCAAATTCTAAAATTGCACCAGTAGTGCTATCACATGCAGAAGCAATTATTTCTAAATCATTTAGTGGTGTCATTCCGCCTAATTGATCTCCAGGAATGGTTATGCTATCGCCTGTTTTATAATTTGCACCACCATTAGTTACTGCGACTATATACTTACTACCTACCCTGTTAACTGTAAAAGTGGCTCCTGTTCCTATATCTGAAACAACTAATCCTAGGGTTGGGTTTACATATTCTATGCTAGTGTAACACCATGTAATGTCTGTTGTATCCTGCGATGCGCTCAATGTAGTTGCAGTCGTAGTAAACGGAGGTGCTGAAATTGTTATTTTAGGTTCAATCTGATATACCGAACTTGCATTAGGTGCTGTAATAGGTGTACCTGGATTTAGATGTTCCCAACCAGGTGTTGTTTCATCATTTTTAACCACAGTTGCAGTTTTGCTGCCTGAGCTGTATGTATCAATTATAGCATATTGGCCTACACCTGTTCCTCCAGTAATAAATATTCTCATTTGTTTGCCGGAATATGCTGTATCAGGATTACCGTCTGTCGCTGCTAGCGTTAAACTTGTTAATGTTCCAGTTTGAGCGGTATTTGAAACAATTAAGTAACCACTACCGCCAAATTGTTCTTCGTCACCTGTTAAATCAGTAATCTCTACCCTATTGACAGCCCTGTCTCTAAATTCATCTGTATACGTAGATGCATTTATGCCTGCACCAAAAACATTTATCACAGCTTCTGTATAAGCTTCTCCTGCATGTGAAAATTCTACATTAATTATTTCGTCGCCAGTTACATTGACATTAGAAATGTCAGCATTAAATTGAAATCTATTGTCAACTACAGCAGTTACGGGTGTTTCATCAGGGTCTACACCTTCTGCAACAGATCCAAACTTGCCATAACTGTTGTTACCATTAGTAGCTCTAATTCTGCCACCGTTTTCTGCCAAGTATCCTATGTGTGAATAATATGTAAACACAGATACAAGCTCTGCCCTACCATTATTTGTTATCCAAGCTCCAATACCATCACTAATTACCTGGGTAAAATCGTTTGAAACGATTGAATCATTACCGCCGTTATGTAATGCACCATCTATCTTTTGTCCTATTGCAGCATGTCCAAATGTTGTTAAATTTTGCACATACGGTGATCTAGTTGTTATCCATACAGATTCATCATCTGGTCCCCAACCTGGGTCTAAAGATGCATAAGCTCCTGCTGTTGGTCTCTGTGTTCCTAATAAATTTCCAGCATCAAGATCTCCGTCTAATCCGTCTACAGTCTGTAAGCGTAATCCGGTTGCATTCCTTAGATAGTACATGTCTTCTTCTTTAGAACCTAACACACTGTTGACATAATATCTTGCACTTAATTTAGATTTGTAATATGCAGGTAAATTAAATGTAAAATCGTACTGTCGTAAAACACTGTTTGTAGCAAATCTTCTCTCCCATTGTTGCGGATATACTAAATCCCATCTCATGCCATGGATAATACTTTTTAAATCTCTTGTACAAAGTGTTCTATTGTATTCGTAAGCAGTTCGGATCGCTAAATTTAAACCTGTGTAATCATTATCAAATTGTACAAGAGTATTACTGGCATCAACAAGCCTAATTTTAGTTGCGCTTACAATTCTACCAATAGTATATGTATCAGCAAAATTAAAGGTAAATGTTTCTGGAAACACAAATGCATCAGCGTTTGTTATAATAACTTCCATTCCTACTTCTAACCATTGTGTAGTAGCTAGTGTCATTGTGTTATCAGCTGCGGTTATGCCAGTAATTACATCTGAATGATAATTATCAACTTTGTTTAAAACGTCTGCAACAATAAATTCTTTGTTCAAATCTAATATTCTGCTATTTGCATGCAAATCTTTTTCAGCAGTCTGTTGATTATTTCCTTCTGGATTTACACCATAAATTATATCGTTAACAAAATCTATGGTGTAATCTATCTTATCTTTGGCTGCTTGTTCAGACACTGCATTTTTTGCTAAAATTCTAACATATTCATTTGCTGCAATGGTAGCTTCTTTTTGGTAACCGTATACTTTAGCAGAAGGTCCTCTTGCATAACTATAAGCTGCAACTATTGAAGCAAAATTTGTATCTAAACACCAATCATACCTAGCAGCATCTAATATTAGACCTATGTCTCTTGAACATTTTTCATGATCAAAATCAAATCCACTATATACCGATGTAATTTGCTGGAGTGCCCAGTTTATTGTATATGTTTTTGCTGCATTAATTGCATTTACGGCTGTTGAAATATCACTACTAAACCAATTATTGTCTGGCTGTATTGCTGCTGGTACTGTAGTTGGGTCATTGGCTGTTATAGAATCAGTAATTATAGCTCTTAATTCATCAATTTTATTATCTTCTGTTGCACCTGCATTTGGTCCGGTGTAAGGTTGTGATCCACCGCCTAGTGTATTTTGAAAAGCTTGCTTTACATTCGTTGCTAAACTTGTATACAATTGCACACTTGCTGCTCGTTCTGCTGATGTACCATATACTGATTCACCAGTTATATTGTTATACAATGCTCTAACAACATTTAGCGTCGCAATGTTACATCCATCTCCGTTAACTGTTTGATCATAATTTATATCAAATGCCCAAGATTCTAGTGTTCTTGCTAAATCTTGTTTACATTTTGTTTGTAACTCTGTGCTTAATTGTTGCCAATAAGAATTTGCATTTGCAGTAAAATCTACAATATAATCTCGATTATTTATAATTTGATTTCTTGCGCTTTCTCTTGTAACAATTCCTCCAGGAATGTTATGGTAAGATACAGCAGGAGCACTTGCATCACCATCATTAAATATAGTAGTTAAGTTATTTTGGCTACTATTAATTCGTTGGATTGCTGATGTTGAGTCTGCGTTATTTTGGTTAAAATATTCTGTTATTATTTCACTAGCAACAACTCCTACACCATACAATTCCTGTTGGGATTGTTCTTGCTTTACAACACTAGATTGTGCTCTATTGTAGGCATACCCAGTGTAAATCCCCCAAAAATTTGTTTTTAGTGTTGAGTCTAAAACAAATGCTTCATGTATGTATCCTAAATCTCTTCTACAATATTCACCTCTATATGTAAAATTTCCAAATTTACTAATAATAAAATCAATAGTATATTCTTGAATATAGGTATAATTATTTGCTAAATTTGTATAATCAGATATTAAGCCGGCTTGTGCAGTACTAATATCTGGATAGGTTATAGCGGGTAAATTATTTACGTCAGTAACAATAGTAATCAAAATATTCATCAATGTGAAAATTGTATTACTTACAGTGCCATTGGCTGAGTTTGTAGTAATGATTTGTGATATTTCAGTTTGATACGGATTTATAATTGTATTGTTTATCGCTACATTTTGTAATACTGATTGTAAATAGCCGTAAGCATCTAAAGTAGCAGTTATCTCGGTATTATTAATTTGCAATATACCTGTTACTCCAGAATAATATGCTAGGGCTGCATTAATTGTTTGCCAATTACCTCCATAGACTAAATCATAACAAATTGCATCTATTACGTAACCAACATCTTGTTGACACTTTGTTCTACTATAAGATAATGTCTCATATTGGTCATCTAGAAAACCTTGAATTTCTCTTTTAATGAAATCTCTATTTAAGAAAATATTTTCTTTTGCGTATCCATAAACAGGTTCTGCTAGAGCATATGAAGCAGTAAAATCTGCTTCAGTTTTTCTTCCAATACCGTGATCAATAAATCTTTTAATTACCCTTGCTAGTTGTGTAGTTGCTAAAGCTGTAGAAGGACTACCTATTGGCCAATCTGTTAGTTGAGCTTCGTTATTTCCTAATTCTGCATTGACTGTGATTCCTTGGCTAATATCTTCTAAAATATTTTCTAGATGATCTAAAGCTGCATAGGTGTACTTTATATCAGTCGTTGGTGTCAATCCATTCTCAACTTTCCTTGGATACACAGTAACTGACCTTAATTCGTCTCCCATAACACAACATTGAGCTGGAACAATTATAGGTAAAACTTCATAATATTTTCCAGTTGCTACCTTAATCAATGTATTAGTTTCTATCCTAGTTGGAATTCCTGTTTCATCTCCTGCTGCGATAGCAGTTGTAATTATATTTGTTAATTCTGTTATTCGAGCGTATACTTGTTCTACGTCTAAGTTTATGTTTTTATATTGTTGTACAACTGCTGTAGAATTATCTCCATTGAAAACTTGCCAACTATTTGTTCCTGATGTTCCTATTTCTAAAGGATCGGTTTGATTAACAACATTTTCCATTAATGCTAGCGCAAAATTAATACTTGCATTTGTTTCAGCAGCTTGATTTAAAAGATAAAAATTTGTTGCGTCATTAACATAACTTAATGCAACTTCTCTTACTCTTACATTTCCTCCATGTGTTAAATCATGAATAATTGCATCTACGATAAAACCAATATCTCTTTCGCATTTTTCTCTATTATAATTGAAATTCACCGTAAAAGGTGAATTACCTTGTGTAATTTGATAATCTGTCCATTCTACAGTTTCTCTTTGTATGTAGATTCTATTTAGGTCTAATATCTGTCTTGCAGCAGGATATTTTGCACCGTCTAGAATTTGTTCAGCAGCATATCTTATACTTGCCCAAGGAGATTCTATTGTTGTTCCTCTAATAGGCGCAGGTTGATCAACACCTGTAGTTGACACATAGTAAACATCTGGATTTTGTCCAAAGAATGTCCATTCGGGTGTAGCGTCTGCAGATACTCTTAGAACTTGTCCTTCTTTACCTATCGGTAATCTTGTAGGTCCTGCTCCACCGTAATATACTAGATCCCCCAATTGCTCTAAAGCATCTGTTTCTGAACCTATTGCAAGTACATTCCAGTATCTACCAGTTATGTCTAAATCTGGTCTACTATTTTCTGCTCCTCCTCCTGGAGGTGTTTTTGTTTCTGTTGAAAAATCATCATCATCACTTACGTGAGATTCTATACACACATATGACGATTTATCATATCTAACAACATCACCTACAACATAATATCCATCATCTACCCATTGTCCTCTCCAGCGTAGACCTGTTGACATTAAGTCCCAATAGTCCTCCCAACCTGTAACTTCCCCAGGTTCAATAGCACTGTTATCAGCAGTAGCAACATAAACAGAACTTCCTACAGTTACAACATTTCCAGTTCTATATTCTTGAGCACTGTCTAATGCACCCCATTCTCCACTAAATGCAAAACCTTTTGCAAAAACTTTCCATGTTATAGCAGAGCTTGTTGGCTGTGTATTAATATTTTGAATAAGAGCTATATATTGATAACCGCCCCAAACCACAATATCGCCTGCTTGATATGTAGTTGTTGAATCCCACTCGTCTTCGAAGCTTACTCCTTCTACAAATGTGTCCCATTTAAAATTATCGCTTCCAAATTCAGTAACTGATGTATGATATTCATTACATAGATATAATCCAGCTCCGTATTTTACTACATCATTGACTTTGTATCTAGTAGACGGCGTCCATAATCCTTTCCAGTCTATACCTGAAGTAAATCTATCCCATTTTGATAGATCATTTTCTAAACCAGAAGCATTACTTGCTGCAGATAAATGTTCAGTGTTACATACCCAAGTCCCGCTACCATATTTTACAATTTCATTTGGTCTGTATGTGGTATTGATATCCCAATCACCTTTCCACTCTAATCCTGTAGCAAATACATCCCAATTTTCTATTTCGTCACCTAAATTTTGTTGTAAGTCGCTAGTAGATGTATGTACTATTTTACAAATGTACAAACCAGCACCAAATTTAACTATATCGTTGTAAACATAATAAGTAGAATTTTGCCATTCACCTTTCCAGGTTTGTCCGTCAGCCATCAGTTGCCACTTTGCAGGAGCACTGTCTAAATCGTCATAAAATGACGGTAAACTTGTGTGTCCTAAAACACAAATATATAATCTACCTCCAATTTGAACAACATCATCTCTATAATAAGTTGTGCCAGTAGTCCATGTATTTTTCCATACAAACCTAATTCTACCAAGTTTAAACTCTGCCATTAAAAATCTCCAATATTACTTATATTTAGCTTAATTGTTAGGTATCAAAATTTCTCAAGTAATATGATAATGCTAACGGTGTTCCTTTAACACCTTTATTAGATACACCGTAAAAATCCATTCTTTTATCAAAATTCACTTTGAAACCTGTTGTAGTACTAATTATATTTTCAGTTGTTCCAACACGTACTTGGCCTGCTATAAGTTCGTTAGTTAAAACTTCTCCGCCTCCTGCACTAATTCTTTCTTGGATAAACTGTATGATAGCCCTTTGAGTAGGAACAACGTTGTCAGAATCTGCAAAGAATACTGGATCAGTTGAAAATTCTCTAATTACAGTTCCTGAACCTCCTAGTCTTACTCCGCCCAATGCTAACTCAGACAATCCATCTAATGAAAAGAAATCAGCACTAATAGTTACAATACCTGTAGCTTGTTCTACCGCAAATAATTCACCTGTTCTAAAATTACCGTCCTGATCTGTAGAGACATAAAAAACTCTTCCTCCGCTTAACTCTATTACTTCTTGTTCTGGTTTAGCTATAAAGAAAGCACCACCTGCGTATAATTCTGGATAATTTGTTTGTTCAAAATTTCCAGTTCCTATATCTAAGAAATCATGTCCAGTTACTCTACATTGCGAATATCTTTCTCTTATTTCTACAGACCTACCATGAGTTAAAAAGTCTTTATTTTGAATTTTTGGACTTACCCTAATTTGAGCTCTAAATGTATCTGCTAGGGTTCCGTCAGAGCCAAGAGGTGTAATTGTTACTAAAGTTAGAATCCTAAGGATTTCATCTTCTGGATCTTCGTCTTCGTCTAAAATTCCAGTTATCCGTAACTGTGCTCCAGGTCCTGGATAACGTGCTAAACCATCTATAACAAGGTCAACTTCATTTGATGGAATTATATCTGCAAATCCATCACCTTCAATTGTAACTCTTGTGGTACTACTTCTATAACCTATACCTCTATTAATAAAAGACGGTTGACTAAGAACATTTAGTCCAAATCTTAAGGTAACAAATGCTTGCGAAACCCATTGATTATCATAAAATATTTCTGTGCTATAGTTAACATTATCTTTGTAACCACTTCCAGGATCCCAAATCACTACTTCTTCTATTGTATTACTTGCTATTTTTGTTCTTGCAAGAGCCTGCTTTCCTGTGTCTATCAATACCAAATCACTGTCATTGTAAGAAATACAACAATATGTGTATGATGTATTTCCTGTGTAACCAAAAGATATTGCATTCCATCTGTTGGTACCTAAAGGTAGTTCTTCTGTTCTCCAATTTATGCCGTCCTCAGATATTCCAATTAAATTTCCTTCGTAAGCTGTAGTTAAAAAATAAAGGCCATTGCCTTGTGATATTTTAGTCCAGTTACCTAAAGGTAAATTATCATAAACTGTCCATGTTTCTAGAGTTTCTGTAATACATGAAACAATCAAATTATCGATTGTTAATGCTGAAATGTGCCCAGCTAAATAAATCATGTTTCTAAATTCACAAGGATTAGATGTGTTAGGATTAACTGGTATTATATTGCCGGTAACTGTCCATGTTAAAACACCATTTTCATACACACCTGTTGCAATTGCTTCTGCATCAGATAATGCAATAAATTTATCATAACCGTAAGTAATTACTGTCCAGTCTGTAGTTATTGCATTTGTTAACAAGCTTGTTGACCACGTAGTTCCGTTAGTGCTGTAATACGAGGTATTAGAATTTGTCAAAATTACAAAAACTCCATCTCCATATGCAATGTCTTTTATGTTTAACGACGAAGGTAAAACAACACTACTCCAAGCAGTTGCAGTTGTCGATCTTGCTATAATACTTGATTGTCCTGTTGGAATAGCTAAAAATATTCCGTCACCGTTTATTACTTTATTCCATGTCTGTATAGTTGGTAGTGTATACTCTGACCAATTTACTCCATCTACAGATACACTAACAAAATTTCCATCCGAAATAACTACAAATTTTCCTGGTAAACCTAAGCCGTCAAAATCAAACGCAACAATACTTGCCGTACTATCATCTGTAACTTCTGTTATTTTAATATTGAGATCATTTTCTTCATCATTTCCGCCTATTGATGATCCAACAATTGTATATGTTTCTCCAACTGCATAACCTGCACCAGGATCATCTAAAGCAACTGAGTAGACAGATCCTGTTTTTGTAATTGTTAAAGCAGCTCTAGCAGCAACAACACCATCAGTCTCACCTTCTCCAAAATCTAAAGATATTAAAAATTGTTCGGTAGTAATTCCCCATGTGATATCTGTCCATAATTTTGATTGACCGATAGATGATAAAGTAGTATCATATCCTGGGTGTGGTATTGTAACACGAGGTTCTATAGAATATGTAGTGCTTGCTGTTAATAATGGTTCTATAACTGTTCCTGGCACTATGTGATCAAAACCTAATGTGTCATCGCTTTCTTTGTAGATAGTAGCAGTCCTATAATCAACACTATTTTCATCGTCATCGTATGCTTGAATATAGCCATATTGACCTGTTCCTGGTCCAGATGTAATAACTAATCTTTGTCCAACATAATCTTCTGCTGTGCGCAAATCAGTTGCTGAAAGTAAAATGGTTGAATCAGTACCTTCTTGTGCATTATTTTTAACATTTGTATAACCTAATCCTCCAATACGTGTACTATCTTGCGGTTCTAATAATCTAATTTGTTTAATGCCACCTTGCCTAAAATTATCATATTTAGTATTAACAAAATTACCAGCTCCTACTACAGTTGCTGTAGCATTTAAATAATTTTCTCCACAATGACTATATTCAAATATAAGTAACCGATCTAATTCTCCGGTATCGTCTGAAATTTCTCCTGCAAAAGCAGAGTAAACTGATGCTTGTGTAGTCCGATTGTTTACTGTTGCAGTTTGTGGTGTTTCAGCATCATCTATTCCTATAGCTACACTGCCGTATTCTCCATAACTGTTATTTCCATTTGTAGCTCGTATTGTTCCTCCGTTTTCTGCCATATACCCAACGAAACAATAATATGTAAATACCGATACTAGCTCTACTCTGCCTCTGTTGAGTATATATGCTCCTATTCCGTCACTAATCACTTGCGTAAAGTCATTTGCTACAAGTGATCGATTACCACCATTGTGTAAGTCTCCGTCTATATGAGCCCCAATACAACCTACCCCTATAGTAGTTACGCCCTGGATATATGGAGAACGATTTTGAATCCATACAGATTGATCATCTGGTCCCCATCCAGGATCTAAACTAACAAAAGCACCTCCCGAAACTCGTGTGGTTTGAATTTGGGAACGTTCCCCTGTAATTGTTCCTGTTAAGCCTTCTGTTGTACAATTTCTTACTCCAGTAATATCTCTAACTAGGAACATGTTTTCTTTTTCTGATCCAATAATACCATTTACATACAAATTTGAGTATCTTTGAGTTTTGTAATTACCTTCATATCTAAAATCATATTCGTAAGCTTCGAGAAAAAGTAACATGTCTTTTACTAATTTGTCTTCATCAATAGGTACTATTGATATTGATTTACTGTAAATCATACATTCAGTAGCTAAGTAATTTGCGTTATCTCGTATTAAACCCGCTGCAAGTATAAATTCATTATTTGCTAAATTATTACTTCCTGTAATTGTAATATTGGTATTTTCACCTTGTAATAATAATTCTATGCTGTCCGTAATTTCGTCTGTTAAATTAGCATAATAATTTATTAACTCTTGTTCATTATTGAACTGAGCTGATAACGTTACTGGAGTAAAAGGATTATCATCGTGTGTATCTGGTAAATTGCCTGCTATTATTGTTGTAAATAACGATCGTCCATATGCAAGACTATTATATATAACAGTCGAATTATTTTCTCCTGCACCTTTTGCAACTATGTTAGTAGATCTTAATTCGTCTCCCATTACTACTGTCATTTTAGGCACAACTATTGGTAATATTTCTTCATATCGACCAGTACTCACAGAAATTTTACAAGGCATTATGTTCCTTGTTTCTACAAATCTACATGCATAATTGATTGTTTTAAAAGGATGATAAGGATCTAAACCTCTATCCGATGCATCAACACCAGTAGGTGTTACGTAAACAACTGTGGTTTCTGTTTGGTGTATAGTCCTCCAAAAAACACTCGATTCTTGATTTATAGATAATAATTGATCGTAGTCTCCAATATTAACTGCAGTAGGTCCAATTGTACTTGTGTCGCCTACAAATTCTCTTTGGAAATCATATGTTAATAAATCGCCAGGATTGTTCATACCAGCTTCGCTACCGCTTTGAACAACTAAATCCCAATAAAAAAATCCTTTACCATTATCGCCAGGAATATTTACTATTGCTGAAATATGTGTTGTATTGCATCTCCATGTTTCACCTAAAAAATAAACTAAATCATTAATCACATATCTAGTTTGATTTTTCCAAAAATTTGTCCATTTTTGACCCGGTATAAACAGTTTCCAAGAATTTACATCTTCGAGATCGTCATACGAAGGATCTGCACCTGTAACTCGGACTGCTCTATATACTTGACCACCTGCTTTAGCTAAATCTCCAGGTTTATAAGCCTGTTCAACACTGAATTCTCCAGTAAATGCTACTGATGCGAGTAAAATTTCCCAATAAGATATACTATCATCATTAGACGCCGGTGAAACAGCATAGTTTTCAACTAAACATATATACAATGTACCACCAAAATTAACAATATCTCCTACACCATAATATACAGTTTCGTCCCAAACATCTGCAAAAACATAACCAGGTACAACTAATTCAAATTTATGTCGGTCAATTTCATTACCACTAATGTGAGATTCTAGTACTACATATATACTACCGCCAAAATTTACATAGTCATTTTTCTTATAAAAAGTGCTAGCTTCAAAATCTCCTACAAACATGTTACTATCTGTAAACAACGTCCAGTCATTAATATTATTTTCTAAAAAATTGCTCGATGTATGAGAAATCACACATTTATAATTAAGTCCATTATATTTTACAATAGCTCCAGCACCGTATTCTTTATTTGCAATCCATTCTTTTACATATTCTTGTCCACTAACAAAAAGCTGCCAATTATTATTATCATTTACAAATGTAGTAGAATAGTGTCCTGATATAGCAAGCCAAAGAGATCCGTCAAATAATACAATATCTCCTTCTTCATACTGTTGATTATTAGTCCATCTTCCTACAAATGATTGCCCGCCAGTCATCAAAATCCAATAAGGATCTGGAACTGGTGGAGAACTTTCTGGAATCGTTGCTTTTAGATCAATGTTAAAATCTGCATTAGAAACATGCTGTTTGATACACACATAACTTTTACTGTTTACATTAACAACATCATCTCTGTTATAAGTAGTCCCTGGTAACCATGGACCTGTCCAATTATACTTAAATCTTTCTAGTTTAAATTCTGACATCTGTTAATAACCTTCTGTAGATACACCTTCTTCATATGTGTGAGTTGCATTAATTTTGATAGATAATCTACCATTATCGTCAACATAATAACTTAAAAAACGATTATCCCATTTAAACTGAGGATATCGTAAATTTGAATATTCTATTTCATGATTTACAGTTACACCTTCTAAATAATCAATGCCTTCTTCAAAGAAAGGATAATTATCTTCACCTGCACCTATGTCATTTATTATTAACGCATCATCGTCTGTCCCTAGTTGATCAACTATTACAAAATACAATTCTCCGTCTTGATTTCTACGCAACCCATAAAAATATCTTTTTATAAAACTTTGATTAATATCTGACGGTGTAATTCCAATAAAATATGACATAAAAAAATCCTTTTTAAACCGTTACATAACTTATTAAAACATCTAATGATTGTTCAACGCTTGATTGAACATAAATTGTATTTGACGGAACTAAGACTAATTTTTCTCCAGTAGAAATTAATCTTAAACTTGTACCTGATGCAATTATAGTGTTTTTTAAATAATGAACTGTTATATTATTTTCATTCTCTAATAAAACTGTTGCACTTACTGCTGTATTTGTTACGTTAGTAATAGCAAGGCCTATTACAGTTGTTTTTTTTGTAGATTGTAAAACATTTACTGGTGTTTTACCTATAAGTTCAACACTATTATTTTTAATGTCTAAAGCCATGAATATCTTTCATTAAAAAGCAATTATGTATTATTTATCTAAAGATTTTTATATACAATCTTGTATATTTAAAGTGCCTATTTTTTTATAT